CTGCGAAGGGCGGCAATTCCTCTTTGCGATCCTTATATCTTAAACGGCGGCGGCGGGCTTTGCTTGAGCCAAACGCCGCCGTTCATCTATCTAAAAGCCTTCATGCCGCGGGGTGGAGCAGCCCGGTAGCTCGTCAGGCTCATAACCTGAAGGTCACAGGTTCAAATCCTGTCCCCGCAACCAAATCCCCCTGAATAAACAAGGGGTTGAACAAACGCCCCGGACGTGAGTCCGGGGCGTTTGTGCGTCAACTCCGCAATACCTCCGCAAATCCATCATTCGGCCGCCTGAGATGCTGCTGGCGAGACACCGCGGGCGCCTCGCCTGGCGGCATCCATGACGCGCCATCTCGGCACGTGCGCTGTCATCAGCGCCTTGAAGAGGCGGCTATGGTTAGGAACCTTAAGGTGCAGGAGCTCGTGCACGATGACGAAGTCCTGGAAGATCTCGTTCTCATCGTCGAGGTCGATCGCGAGGGTGATCGTGCCGGCGGTCGAGCAGGAACCCCATTTCCGGGTCATTCGCTGGACCCGAACGACACGCGGCATGACGCGGAGTTTGACCACCCACACATCGACGCGCCGTTTTAGCCGCGCGGATGGCGTGAGGGAGCCGTTCGTGGACCACTTCATTGCGTCACGATCTCGACTATCAAATCGACAATCTTCGTCCGCTCCTCCCGGCCGACTGCAAGAAGTGGTCGATACAGCGCAGCCCTTAACTGCCGCTGTTCATCAGCGTTCACCCGTGCATTGGGGAAACGGGACATCAGCTTTTCCGTCTCCTTGGCGAGATCGAGCGGGGCGATCCCGGCTGACTTGAGCGCCGCGTCATCCCTCAGCGCCCAGAACACACCGAATGCTCTTGGAGAAAGCCCGGTCTCCTTTGCCGCCTTGGCTGCGGCGTCCTTTTCGGCCGCCAGTGCCGCCAAAAGGTCCATGGCCGCCAGGCCCGTGGTCTTGCGGTCTTCGAGGTCTTTCAGAATGCGCTCGGCTCGGTCTTTCAGTGGCTGTAGGACGGCGGCGGCATTCGGATCGTCGTCGATTTCCTTCCGGAGGCCGCGAACGAGGTTGAACACCTTGCCCTCATCAGAGCCTTTTTCGCTCCGCAGGGCTTCCAGCGTCTTCACATCGAACGTGACGGCTTTCGTGAGCCGGCCGAGCCCCTCTTGGGTGGCGCTTTGCTCGACCAGGCGCTTCGTCTTGTAGGCGAGATCAGCGACGAAGCCGACCTTTTCGGCATATGCGTTCCGGACGGCCGCATAGAGCTGCGCGAGGCGCTTATAGGAGTCGATATGATCGCGGAGTTCGGGCGAAGGCGACAAGATCTCCCACAGCGCCTCGATGTCTTTGTAGGCTTCAAAGAATGCCTTACGGGACTCGGGCTCCAGAAAGCGGCCGTAGACGACACGTTCCAGACGTTCGTCGGGATCTCCTCCTTCGCCGGCGTCGAGATAATCCTTAACCGCCGCCGCCATCTTCTCCTGGAAGTCGGCGAGCAATACGTCGAGGTCTTCAATCACGCCGCTCACGTCGGACGAGTCGAATTGCAGCGCTTTCTTGAGTTCGCGCAGCACGCCGACGAAATCGACCACGAGTCCGACGCGCTTCCGGACGCCTTCGGAATCGACGTAGGGACGATTCACCCGCGCGATGGCCTGAAGGAGGACGTGATCCCGCATCGGCTTGTCGAGATACATGCAGTAGAGCAGCGGCGCGTCGTAACCGGTCAGCAGCTTGTCGGTGACAATCAGGATTTTTGGGTTCTGGTCTGCCTTCTTGAACAGCAGTCGGACATCGGCCTCGCGCTCGTCGCTCACCTGAAGCTCGGCGACCAGCGGCCGGTCGACGATGTCGGCCGCGTTCTCCGTGTAGATCGGCACGGTCCATTCCGGTGGAAGTAGCTTGTCGAGCGCCTTCTTGTATTTCGCGCAAGCTTCGCGGTTCACGCCGACAAGGAACGCCTTGTAGCCGAGCGGCAGGACGTTCTCCTTGAAGTGCTCGGCAACAAACGCAGCCACCTTCTCAATGCGGTCATCCGCTGTGAGGAAGGTCCGCAGCCCTACGGCCCGATCCAGCGCCTTATCGATCGCTTCGAACTTGTGGATCATCGACAAGATGAGCCCGCGCTTGTCCCTCGAAAGCAGCTCCTGCAACTCGGCCTTGGAGTTTGCGCGCCATGTCGCGATGTCCTGCTTCTGCATCTCGCCCAAGAGCCTCTCGACCCAGCCCTTCATCTGGCCTTCAAGCTCGGTGCGATCAACGACGAGGATCACAGTCGCATTCTTGAAGCGCTCCTTTTGCTCAAGGATCAGTCGCGCCGCGGTCAGCAGGGTGAAGGTCTTGCCGGAGCCTTGGGTGTGCCACACCAGGCCGCGGTCCTTGGCCGGATCGGCGCATCGTTCGATGACGGCGTCGATGGCGCGGCGCTGATGTTGGCGCAGCACGGACTTTTTCGTCTCGCTGTCCTCGACGTAGAACAGAATCCAGTGCTGGAGGGTGCGGAGGAAATCGGTGCGTTCGAAGAACGATTGAACCGCGAAACGATAGGCCTCATCCGGCGCCTGTTTCCAGCGGGCGAGAAAGCGGCGCGTGGCGTTCCAGGTGACGCCGTACCAATAATCGAGCAGGTGCGTGACGTTGAACAGCTGCGGCGCGCCGATCAACTCCGGCGTTTCGATCTCGTAGCGGCGCAGCTGCTTGATAGCGCGCTCAATGGCGCCGCCGTCTTTTGGGTTCTTGTGTTCGACTATGCAGACCGGCATGCCGTTGACGCAAAACATCACGTCGGCGCGATTGCCCTTGCGGGCAGGCGGCTTCAGCGCCCATTCCCAGGAGACGTGAAAGACGTTGGCGTCGGTATGCTCGAAATCGATCACCGTCACGCGACGGTGGCGCTTTTCGCTCTCGTCGTACCATTGTCGCTCGCCGCGAAGCCAGGACAGCATGTCCCGGTTGCCCTCGATGGTCGGCGGGATCGCATCGAGGGTCTCGATGATTGATCGGACAGCATCCTGATCCAGCCACGGATTGAACTGCGCGAGCTTCGCCTCCAACTCGTCACGCAGCAGCATGCCGGCTTCGCCGCCGCGCTTCTGCTTGGCCACCTCTGGGCCGATCGGGGTCCAACCGATTTCGGTAGCGTGTTTCACCATCGGGAATTGGACGGTGCCCGCCTCGCTGATCTTGAGCGGCTTGTTCATGCTGCAACCTCCGCCACGGGCGCTGTGCGATTGAGGGCGGAAATGTCGAGATCGGCGACGCGGATTTCGCCGGTCATCAGCTTATGCAGGAGCGATTTGAAAAGCTCGTCGAGAACGGCCCATTTGCGCTTATGCAGGTCGATCTTGCGGTCAATCGCTTCGAGGATAGCAACGATGTCGCTCTGCTCACCCAGTGTTGGCGGCAGCGGAAGCGGCAGACTGTCTATTGTGCCGGTGTTCAGATTGTATTTGCCGTCAGCAGCGGGCGTCGCGCGCCCAGCCACAATGCCCGTACCGATTTCCGAGCCGAAGAAGAAGGCGGCGAAATACGGATCGACCTTCTCACGGTTCAATTGCGCCCGGATGAGGTATGAGGCGAACAACGAGTTCGTCGGCTCGCCCGCATACACGGCACAGGAACCCAGCCGTTCGAGAACGCCATTTGTCCGAATGAAGATGAGATCCCCGTCTTCAAGCTTGTATCGGCGCGCTTCCTCATCGGGAAGCTTTGCGAACTTAAGGTCCGACGCATTGACTCGGCCCGGATCAATGTTGGGAATCCGAAGGACTGGCAGGCCGTCAGGCTCATAGGTGCATCGGGTTGATGTGCCGTACTGCAGCCGTTCCCGGATGCTCCCAAAGCTGACCACTTCCCAACTCTCTGGCACCGGGCCGATTTCGGTTTCCTTCTGCGCTTCGCCCCTAAGCCCCCGCGTGAACAGCGTCTGCATCGCGGCGCGCTTGAGTTCCTGGGTGGAGGCGAGGCTACGGTCATGCACCTTCATCGCTTCCCGCACGCGAGCGAGGGCACGAACGACGTTGCGCTGTTCGTCGATGCTAGGATGCGGCACGTCCAAGGCGGCGAGCCGGTTGCGTGACAGGTTTGGGATGGTGGTCTTGTTTCCCGCACCCTCGAAAATGCCGAGTTGCGTGAAGCCTGATTGCAGAAAGTAAACGTAAAAGCGCGGTTCCACGTCATCAGCAATCGGCCGAAGCCGATGCAGGTGGTTCTGAAAAGACATGGTCTGTGCTTCACCGTTCCAGACCGCTGCTCGCCCAATCTCGCCTCCCTCGCAGACCAGAAGGTCTCCTGGCTTCAGGAGCTTTCCCTGAAGTTCGTGTACGGGGATGGCCATTTCATCGACCGTGGTCAGATCGATCTCGTCCCACAGGACATTGGACGTGCGCAGGAACTGGGTTTTTTCGTCGCCGGCACGGGCTGCGGCGGACATGGTTTTGCCCGCGCCGATCTCAAACAGCTCGCCCAGCGGACGAAGCGGCCATGCTTCATTGATCACAGCCGCACCAGCATCTTCGCCAGTGAGGCGTCAATTTCCCGTGCCTGTTCGTCGAGGCCGAGCAGCTCAGTTACGAGTTCTTTTATCGGCCGTTGATCAACGGCATCCGCCTGTCCAACCCACCGGCTCGGGCTGAGGTTGTAGTCGGCTTCCTCGGCCTGCTGACGAGTGATGGCGGCGACCTCGCCCTGGACCGGTTCGCCCTTGAGAAACGCTGCCGCCAGCGGACGGATATCGTCCTCCGGGATGAAGTTCTTGGGACGACCCTTCTGCACGCGCCGACTGGCGTTCAGAAGCACGATTCTATCCTTGCGCGCGGCCGGCTTACGCTTGTTCAGGACGACGATCACGCCGGCGGCGCTGGTGTTGTAGAAGAGATTGTCGGGCAGCAGGATCACGCCATCAATCAGGTCGCGATCGACAAACCACTTGCGGATGTTCCGCTCTTTGTCCTCGTTCTTCGAGCCCGAGCCGCGCGTCACCGCACCGGTATCAAGCACCACGGCCGCGCGGCCGTGGTCGTTCATGCAAGCGAGCGTGTGCTGGAGCCAAGCCCAATCGCCCTTGCCAGTAGTGACACCGCCGGTGATGCGGAAGCGGTCGAAAGGGTCGTTAGCGAAGATGTCCGGGTTGAACGGCTGGTTCCACATCGGATTGGCGACGACGATGTCGTGCGTTCGCACCTTGCCGTCGGCCGTGCGGAATTTTGGGTTGATCATCGTGTCGCCGCGCGCGATCTCGATGTCCATGTCGTGGATGACACCGTTCATCTGCGCAATGGCGTAGTTCTCGGCTTGAAGCTCTTGGGCCGTCAGCTTCAGCGGCACCTTGCTCGTCGGATCGAGTTCGCGGGCGACGAGCTGGAGCTTGATCAGGAGGCCCGCTGAACCGCAGGCGTAGTCGTGGCAGTCTTCGCCGGGGCGCGGGCGCATGATGTGCGCCATTAGAAAGCCGACCTCAGTCGGAGTGAAGAACTCGCCGGCACTCTGCCCAGAGCCTTCGGCGAATTTTCGCAAGAGATATTCGTAGGCGCGGCCGAGGAAGTCTGGCTGAACGTCTGCCAGGCCGAGCCGATAACGCGCGTCAGAGAAGGTCTCAATGACGCCCCGCAGCCTTGCCGGGTTGATGTCGCGTTCGCCATTGCGCTCGGCGGCGAAGTCCACCGCGTCGATGACGCCCGATAGCGAGGGGTTCTGCTTCACGACGGCGCGCACCGCTTTGGTCAGGTGCTCGCCAACATCCTTCGGCTTCGTGCTCTCGCCTTTTTCGTCGAGCGGCCATTCGTAGCTCTGACGGCCGCTGATTACCGACCAATGCGACTCGGGCGGCAGATAGAACCGCAAGAGCGAGTGGTCGCTTTCGGCAATTTCGAGCGCGGTTTTGCGATCCCCGTATTCCTCGGCCAGGCGGGTGATCTCGTCGTCGTACTTCATCGAGGGTATGCTTTCGAACGTGCCGAATGACAAGTTCTCTGGTGACTACGGTGATATGTGGGTCGCATGCTTCAATTGGGTCGTGACGGCGGATGCGACAAAGCTCACGACCGGAAGCGGCTTGCATTGGCTTATTAGGGACAACTCGAACGTTTGCTGGCCGACGGCCAACTTCAACACGTTCACGGGCGCGCTCAAGAAGTACTGGGAGAGTTGAGTCGCGGGTGCACGTCAATCGATCAGTTCGCCGCTCCGTCGTCGTTGAGTAGCTTCGAATGACAGATCGCGGCCCATGCCGCATTGTGCTCCTTCACCTGCCGTATGGTCTCGTCCGTGTCCTTCTTCGACCACCGGATCGGCTCGAAGGCCGAGCAGGCGACCGCATCAGTCCCGACGGAAGCCGTCGTCGTGGCGCAGCCGGGCAGGATCGGAAGCAGCGTCAGCAGCAGCGCGGCGCGCATCGCGCGCCTTGCGGATGAGATCGAGGGCATGGGTGGCGGACTCCGCGAGGGCCTCGGCCCTGCCGGCGCCCTCCGCCTGCCGTTCGCGCGCCATTTCGAGGATGGCGAGAACGATCCGGGCGAGCGCCGTCAGGGCCGCAAGCCAATTCATGTCAGCTGCTCTTCATCGCCGGCGTGTCGGTCACGAAGCGAAGGACCGCGCCGATGATGCCGATCACGGTGACGGCGATGCCGGCCTTGTCCGAGCCGAGCAGATCGACCCAGTTCGCCGTCTGAAGCACGCCGAGCACGGCAAGGCCCGCATTGAAGGCGAGCGTCTTCCAACCTGCGAGCATTGAGAACCTCCCATGGAGAGCGCCGCGTTCACGGCCGGGCGCATGGCCGGTTTGGCGCCGTGGATGACAGCACCGGGGACGCTGCGAACCGCAGGCGTAAAGGGGCAGAAACGGGCGGAAAGGGTCAGGCTTCGTTCAGCGACAGGGCGCCGGTCGCTTCCAGGTGGATCGGCCGCACAGTGGCGGGCTGGACGTGGTAGAGCGGCCGGCGCGCGGCATAGAGGCGGCTCTTCGCGACCCGCGCGATGCACACGCGATCGGACTGATTGCCGCCTAGCACGTGAAACGCGGATGGGTCTTCGCCGACGTAGAGGCCGACATGCCCGCCGCCGTTGCGGACGAACACGAGCACGTCGCCGAGCGCCGCTGTCGGCGACCCCCGATCGGGGTCGGGGGCAGGCTTCGCGCCGAACGCCGACCACGACAGCGCCCACAGCGGATGCTTCGGAAGCTCCTTGCCCGCGCGCTTCGCCACAACGGCCGTGAACAGGCCCACCACGGGATGCTATCGGCCTTGTAGACATCGGCGACTTCGCCGCCGACCTCCTTCGCCCAGGCGACGATGGTCGGGTTGTTCGCGGACCCTGGCGCTTCCAAGGTGCCGTAGAGCTTGAGCGCCTCGACGATCATCTTCGGGCCGGGCTCGCGCGCGAGCCAGCCGTAGCGGGATGGCAACATGTTTTCTCTCCTGAAACGACGAAGCCCGCCGGGATGGCGGGCTTTTCGTGGGGAAGGCAGGACTTGTGGATGGCGCTATTCGGCGGGCGGATGCCGCTGCTCGATCACGCGGTCGATTTTCTTCTCGATCTTGTCGAGGTGGGCCATGATCCGGGCCTCGACCTCCTTCAAGTACGTGACCGATACGAAATTCGTCGCGACCAGCAGCTTGTAGTTTGCGAGCTCGTCCTTGAGGCCGCGCAGCGCCTTGTCCACGTCGTCGCGATCATGGAAGCGCAGCCAGAACAATGCGCCTACCAGCGGTACGCCGATGACAGTGATCCACCATTGCAGGTCCATGCCTGCCTCCTTTGCCGTATTCTGATTGTGCGCCGGGAGATCGCCGGCCGGGCGATCAGGTGATCTGCTCGACCCAGAAGCGGGTGATGTTCGCCGAGGCGTATCCGTCCAGCGACGAGAACTTGTGCTGCAAACGGAGGGTGTCGCCGGCCGTCAGCGAAATAATGCCTTCCGTGCAGATGATGATCTTGCCGGTGTCGGCGGCATTGTTCGACGCTCGCGATGCCGAGGGCAGAACCTCGGTCGCGCCGTTCTTGAGCAGCCGGCCGTGCATGGAGGTCGGCGCATTGGTGCCGTTCTGCGTCCAGCCGAGGGAATATCCCACCTTGTAGAGTCCGGTTGTCGGCGCGGTGAAAATGTTGGAGGCAAAGGCGTTCGCGGTGTCGAGGTCCTCGTTATTGATGTCTGTGTTGACGTAGGTCGTCGCCGCGTAGTGGTCATAATTGATGTAGGCGGAGACCTTCGCCATGGCCGGGAAGGATACCTTGCCCGTGGACTTGTCGATGGACAGGCCGGTGTAGAACGTCGAGCCGTCCGGCGTCACCTTGACGGTGAAATCGTCGTCGCCGAGCAGTCCGAACAGCGCGCGGGTGCTGAAGCCGTCCTGGAAGATGAAGCCGGCGTCCTTGCCGACGGTGCTCTTGTTCAGCGTCACCCGCAGGTCGCCCGATCCGGGCGTCACGTCGTCATGGCTGAGCAGGACCGCATCCGATTTGACGGCGAGGCGGTTGGTCGCGTCGGCGGATGTCAGGATGCCGAGCTTCGAAAGGTTCTGGAAGGCGAGCACGGAGACGAGATCGGCCCAGCCACCCGCGGTGAACACGATGATCGTCTGTTCGTCGGCGACATAGGCGACGAAGCCTTTCACCGGCACATAGAAGCGCCAGGCGCCGTCGATCAGGTAGGCGATGTTGCCGGCCTGGCCGGCCCACGCGCCGGTCGGGCTTGCCGCCACGATGTAGGCATCGCCGTCGCTCGGCGAACCGGGCGGGGCGGCGAGGTCGCGATCGAGGATGTAGAGATCGACGAGCGCGTCCAGGCGGACGAGCGCATCGTTGTGGGTGACTTCCTTCTGCGCTTGCCCCTGCACGATGTAGGGCAGCGCCAGGCGCGGCGTCGGCATCGCCTCAATTCCTTCTTGCGGTGATGTTCAGAGATTGGCGGCGGCCGGCCGGCCGCGGCCGACGATCGCCGAGATCTGATAGACCTTCACAGCGATGGAGGACTGCGGCGATCCGAAATCGGCGGTCTGCTGCGCGGCGGTATAGGTTGCGGCCGGCGTGGTGGCAGAGATGGTTCGGACCACATCACCGCCGTCGAGGATGTCGATTTCGTAGCGCTCGCCTTCCTCGTTGAGCGGCACGTCGGCGCCGTCGGCCCAGACGCCGCCGAAGCGGGTGCGTCTAACCCACGCGATCGAAAGATCGCCGGCGCCGTTGCGGACGCCCGAGACTTGCACCGGCGACCATGGCGTGAGGCCGACGCATTGAGCCGTGAACGTGCCCTGCTGCCAGGCGACATCGGAAGGATCGAGCGTGCTCGGCCCCCATTTATAGAACCGCGATACGCCTCGCTCCGAAAGCGCGGCATCGATCTGCGCCACCGCGCCGTCGAGCACCACGAAGCGCGCGCCGGCCGCGATCGGCGAGCGCATGGCGTGCTCGGTGCCGAGCCGGCCGCGCAGCATCTTGGTCAGGTCATAGATGCCGGCATCGACCAGCGTGGCCGTGCAGAACTGAAGGACCTCCCAATCGCCGTCGGCATTCAGAAGCGCGAGCGCGTTGCCGCGCCCGGAAAGGATCGTGTCTTCATCGAGGCTCGAAAGCTCGCCCGAATAGAGCTTCACCCGCAGCGTGTTGACAATATCGAAGTAGGCCGTCGGACCCGACCAGAAGTCGAATACCGTCTCGCCGATCATGGCGCGGACCGGAAGCACGGTGTCGATCGCGTAGTCGATGCCCGTCGGGCTGTCCATCAGGGTCACGCCGGCGAACGGCGTGGCGGACGCGCCGACATAGGGCGCATAGCCGATGTCGGAGTCGCGCAGCATCGGCAGGTCGAGGAATTCGAGGATCGATCGGCCGTAGACAGGCGGGGCTTCGAAGGTCGGCGTCGATAGACCCGGAAGCGGTGGGGCATACACCGCGCCTTCGCAGCGCTGCGCGTCCATCGTCCGCGCCCAGGCGTCGTTGATGCGGGTCAGGCGGAACTCGCGCGCCCGGCCGTCAATAACGAGGTTGATCACGTCGCCGGCATCGAGCGCCACTTGATCGGGCGGCAGGGAATGCTTCGAGGTTTCCCGGCCGATCCAGGCATCGGCAAGCGCGCGGTCAGCGATCGCCTGCGCCTGGATTTCGTCCATGACGATCGGCACGCTCACATCGGTCTTCCGCTCCGAATAGCCGGCGATGCGGCTCGCGGCGACCGTGCCGGGCTGATATCCGTTGCTTCCGTCGATGAAGGTGACGGACACGATGTCCGGCAGGTCCGTCTCCTGCGCGCGCGTGAGCTTGACGAGATCGCCTTGCTCCGAAAGCACGCAGTCGTTGGGATCGAAGCTCGCGACCGCCGCCCGGCCGCGCGGCATGAACCGTATTACCCCTTCGCTTTCCACCGCGTCGAAGGCGAAGGCATTCATGAGCAGCTCGATCTCGGCGCGCGGGCTCATGGGCCGGTCGCGGACATAGCCGACGACGATGCCGGCGAGCGCCGTCACGTCGTAGTCGGTGAAGCCGACGCGCTTGCAGCGCTCGGCGACGAGCGCCGCAAGATCGGCAAGGCCGACCTTGCCGTTGAGCCAGTGCCCGAGCGGCCAGAGGTCGCCGTCGCCCCAAGCATCGGTCCGCGACGGCCAGGCGGGATAGGGCCGGGCGTCCCACGTCCAGACCGCGAGCAGCCCGACCATAGGGCCGCCATACACGGACGAGACGGGATTGTTCGCGGCCCAATAGGTCAGCACCGCCTCGATGCCGCGGCGCTGGATCAGGTCGTCGCGCGTGCCCCGCGAGTAATGCGGCAACAGGCTTTCCGAGGACTTCGGGTCGTAAAAGACGTTCGGCTCGTTGGTCCCCTTATCGACGGAAGGAATCCCAAATTCGGTGAACCAGATCGGCTTCGATTGCGGCGTCCACGCCGTGGGCGAACCGCTTTCGACGCCGGCAGGCCGGTCGAAGTGCTGATTCAGCCACCAGCTGCGGAAATCCTTGGCGCGATAGACCCAGAGCTTGCCGTAGGCGCCATCGGTAATCGCCGAGCGGTCCTGCACGTCGCGCGCGTTGGCGTCGGCGTAATACCAGTCGTAGTCCTCGCCACCTTCGACATTACCGCGCAGATAATCGAGATCGTAGATCGACGCGGCGCCGGCGATCGCGTCGAGATGGGCGTTGCCGTCGCGCCAGTCCGAAAGCGGCACGTAGAGATCGACGCCGACGAAATCGACGCTACCGTCTGCCCAGAGCGGATCGAGATGAAAGAAGAGATCGCCGCTGCCGTCGCCCGGATTGTAGTTGTTGTATTCGGACCAATCGGCGGCATAGCCGACCTTCACGCCGCCGCCGAGGATCGATTTCACGTCCGCGGCGAGCGTCGCCAGCTTCGCGACCGCCGGGAAATTCGTGGCGCTGTCGCGAACCGTGGTGAGCGACCGCAATTCCGAGCCGATCAGGAAGGCGTCCACCGCGCCGCCGTCGATTGAATTGATGGCTGCGCAAAGCTTCGCGTAGTGCAGAATGAAGCGGCGGAAGCTCCATTCGGCCGGCCCCGAATAGCTCGTCGAGACCGCGCCGGTACTGCCGTTCACCGAGATTGCGATATCCGAAGGAGCGGCCGTCCCGAAGAACGAGCCGATCTGTCCCGTCGCGGCCGATGTCTTGTCGGCGGTTCCGGGTTGGCCCGGCGCCGGATCGCAGGTGACGCGCCCACGCCAGGGATAGACCGGCTGGCCGGCATCGCCGGTCCACGGATCGGGCAAGGCGTTCCCTTGCGCGATGTCCATGAACACGAAGGGGTAGAACACAACCGAGAAGCCGCGCGCCTTGAGATCGCGGATCGCACGGACGACGGAATCGTCCGACGGCGTGCCGCCATAGGCCGGGCGGCCGTCCACCGTGCTCACGACCAGCGCGGCATCGCGCGTCAGCGTGTGCACCTTCCAGGCGTTCGGCGTCGTGGACTTGTTCGAGACCTCGACCTTCGGCCGGATCGTGCAGTTCCCGGCGCGCAAATCGTCGCCGAACCAGCCGACGACCAGGAGCACGGTGCCAGTGTTCGGGATCGAGACCTCAAGGTCTTCGAGGGCGACGTTCCAGTCCGCCGTGTCCTGCCCGGCGAATTCGTTCTCCGGCGTGGTCGCGCCGCCGCCGAGATCGCGCGTGTTCACTACGGTGTCATAGACGCGCTCACCGGCGCCGGGGATCAGCGTGATCGCCTGAACGATGTCCTCGAGGCCCGAGCCGTCCGACGGCGAGACGCGTCGGAAGACCTCGAAGCTCAGTTGCGGCAAGCGGTTGCCGAATTGGGTGATCTGAAGGTTGTCGAAGACGATGTAGGCTGTGCCGCGATAGGAGGGCGCGTTCGCCGTCCCTTCGATGCCTTCGATCAAGGAGTCGGGCGCCTGGTCGGCGGCGCCGCGATGAACGCGCATGGTGACGCCGCTCATGTCGAGCGGCTTGCCGTCGGCCCAGATGCGGCCGACGCGATCGATCACGCCTTCGCAGAGGCCCACCGCGAAATTGGCGTAATAGGTGTAGGTGGTCGTCTGGACGGTCGTTCCGCCGCCGCCCTTGCCGCCGCCGCCACTTGTCTCGGTCTTGGCGACTTCCTTGAACTTGGTCGCCCAGATGATCTGTCCCGAAAGCCGGGTCCGGCCGGCGATTTCAGGGATCGGCGCGCCCTCGGTCGAGGCCTGGACCTGAAGGTTGTCGAGGCGCGGGCCTTCCTGCTTCAACGGGCCTGGTCCGAACAGGCGGGCATCGATATAGCTGCCGGCGACTGTCGCCGCCGCGGTCGCGAGCGTCGTGACCCATGCGGCGGCGCCTTCCGTCAGGGCGGCTGCCGCGACGGTGAGAACGAGAGTCGCCATCGGTCAGTCCGTCAGATTCGGAAATGCGTAAGCGAAGCGCAGCCGCCGGCGGTCGAGCCCGGACCACAGCGAGACCTCGGCGACCGGGTGCGCTTCCACCGAATGGACCATCCGTCCCGGCTCGGTGAGGATCGTGCAATGCTTTGCGGGCGAACCATCCTTCATCGCGAACATCAGCACGTCACCGGGGCGGATATCCGTGATTGCGACCTGGATCATGTGCCGTCCCGCCGCCTCGGCGAGCGTCTCGCGGGCGTGCAGTTCCGCCCAGTCGCGCGTGTAGGGCGGCGGCCGTTCGGGCTCCGTGCCGAAGAGCGCGCGCCAGACGCCGCGCACGAGCCCCAGGCAATCGCAACCCACACCTTTGAGCGAGGCTTGATGCGCGTAGGGCGTCCCGATCCAGCTTCGCGCTTCGGTAACGATGTCGGCGCGGCTAACCATTGAGCGAGCCGCCAGTGTTGCCGTCGCCCTGCTTGGCATAGGAGAGCGCGAAGTCGTTGCCCGGCATGTGCGGGAAGCCGCCGAAATTGACGACGTTCGAGAATCGATCGCGGCAGGTGGCAAACTGCTTGTCGCAGCCGGCGGTGATCGAGAACGTGTCGCCAACCGAGATCGGGCGCGGCATGGGCAGGAACAGCGAAACCCGCGAATCCGGGCTTCCCTGCGAGTGTGATTTCACTTCAATCGCCAGGCCGGCATTGTCGCCGGTTGTCCAGATGATCTTGCCGCGGCTGAAGATGCCGGATGCGAAGGCGTCGATCCCGCTCGCCGTGAAATCGAAATTGCCGATCACGCTCTCGACCGTCCCGCTGCCGTGGTGCTCGGGCGCGTCGAGGTCGATCTGGCAGCGCGTGTCGCCGAGCTCCCAGGCACAGGTCCGCTGATAGACGCGGCCGGCGCTCTGGTCGAGTTTGGCCGCAAGGCCGCGAAGCTCGGCCGAGAACGCCGTCTCGCCGCGCGTCACCTGGCCGAGAACGCCCGAGCGCAGAACGATGCGCTGCGACGTGTCCTGCCAGTTGACTCGCATGATGACGACCGCCGCGTCGTCATAGAGCCCGGCATTGAGGTCATCCTCGGTGATCGCGGCCGACGAAAGCGCGCCGTCCACATCGAGGTTGGAGACCGCCAGTCCGAGCTGGTCCTCGATTGCGGTCGCCGTGAAGCCGCTCGCCGCCTTGTAGGTCGTGCCGCCGATCAGGATATCCCGGTCGTGATCGGTGAAGCCGAGAACCGTGCCGTCCTTTCGTTCGACCCGCCAGCAATGGCAGAGTGTGGTGACGCCGCCGACGAGATGCGCGGCGAAGCCAGCGTCGAGCGTCTTCATTCCTTGACCTCGATGAGATTGATCTGCGGGACGATCTGCTGATCCCAGGCGTTCGCCTGGACCGGCAGCTTGTCGGTGTCGAACCGGACCGGCACGTCGAAGTCGAAGGATGCCGTTGGTGCGGAGCCCGGCGGCGATGCGAAGGTCACGAGGCCGGTCAGGGTGTCGATATCGGAAGGCACGACCGGCGACCCGCCGACCTTGACCGCGACGGTGCCAGCGACCGGCTTGCTGATCGCGCGGACATGCTCGTAGCCGCCGACATTGTAGCGTTTGACCAGCTGCCAAACCGTGTCGCTCACTTCGAGCATCGCCACGTCGGCCGCCTGATAGTCGTTCCAGTCCTTGAAGCGGAACGAATAGCCGCGGCCCTTCACCACATAGAAGTGCGCGATGACGGCTTGCATTTCGGCGCGGGTGCGGATGCCGGTCGAAATGTTCCACTCGCCGCGCGCGTCCGCCCACTGGATGTTGCGGCGCTCGGCGCCCGAGCCGAGCGTCACGACATTGGTCGAAAAGCCCGGCCCGCCGGTTGCGCCGCGCGCCACGGCGTCGGGAAACGGGATGTCGAGGAACGGCTGCGGCATGGTCTATCGTCCTCGCAATCCCATCTGGACCGCGCGCGAGAGGTCGGCCGCAAGCTGTGTGCGGCTCGCCTGGAAGGCCGCCGGACTCGGCGTCTGGATAGTGACGTAGATGTTCGGCTGGCCGCCGCGTTCGCCTCGGTTGTAGCGCCGCGTCTCGTCGCGATTGAGCACGCGCTCGCCGCGCTGGAGGATCGCCGGCACCTCGTCGGGCGACAGGAACGCGCCCTCGTGCAGCCGCGGCGCGAAGCGGAACAGCATGATCGGCATGGAGCGGGTTGCCGCCAGCTGCTCGGCCATGCCGCCGGCGTGGCCGACGCCGAAGCCCTTGAGGATCGATCCGAGAAGGCCGCCGACCGAAGAGAGCGTCGGCAGGTTCGTGCCGAAGAGAAAGTTCTTGAGCGGGTTGAGGAGCGCGAGCTTCAGAAGCTCTCGATTGATGTCGAGGATGGCCGCGCGGCCGGCATCCGCCCACGATTTCCAGTCCGTCTTGCCCTGCGCGATCAGGTCGGCGAAGTGGTTGAAGGTCGTATCGGTGAGGCTGATGAGCTCCTGCTGGGATGCCTTCGCGAGCTGTAGCTGCTGGTTGAGCCGTTCGATCGCGCCGGCGTTGGCGATGATGACCTGGGCTTCCTTTGAGCCGAGATCGATCCCTTGCTGGATCAGCTGCTGCTTGGCCTGAAGCTGGGCGATCTCGACTGCGGCCTGGGATTCGCTGGTGCCGGCAAGCTCGATCTGCTTGCGGAGCAGTTCGATCTGGTTGTTCTGGGTCGCGATCTGACCGAGCGCGGCATTGCGCGACTCCTCGGCATTGAGCCGGCTATAAGCGCCGCGCAGGGCATCGATGATACGCGCGAGCGTCGCCTTGGCCTCGCCCTCGGCGAGCGATTGCGCGACGAGCAGCGGCCGGAGCGCCTGCTCGACCTGCATCTGCCGGCGTGCCTGCTCGACGGTCAGCGCGCCGGAGGCAATCGCGTCGTTGAACCGCCTCTGCGCGTCCGCCTGGGCGGCAAGATCGGAGGCGGACTTGGCGGATTGCGCGGCGGTCTGCGCAATCTCGTCGGCAAGAATCTGCCGCATCCGCATCTCGACATCGACGCCGTTGCGGATGGCTTCGGTGAGCGCCTTGCGCCTTGCCTCGGCTTCCTGGGCCGCCGCGGCGCCCTTGAGATAGGCATTGGCGACATCGAGCGAGGCACGGGTGTTGACCGTTAGCGCAAGCGATTGCTCGGCGATCGCGTGCGTCGCTTCGGCGCGCGCCTTGGTGCCGGCGCGGGTGATTTCCGCTTCCGCCGTCCCGGTCGTGATCGTTTGGCCGGCGAGTTCCAGCCGGCGGCGCTCCTCGGCGATCTCCGCGCGTTGGGCCGGCGTCTTGGCGTTGAGCGCCCGAATTTCGAGCTCGTCGAGCTGCCGCGCCTTCTCGGCGGGATCGAGCCAGGTCTGAACCGCGCGGGTGACGGCATTGTAGGCGTCTTCGACCTGCCGGAGGTCCGCCACCTTCTGGCGCGCCAGCGGATCGTTCAAAGCTCCGGCAAGCTGCGCCTGCTGGTTCTTGAGCGTTTGCAGGTCGTTGAAGCCGGGCGTGACGCTGCGCGCCAGATCGCCGGCGATCGCCGAGGTGCGGGCGGCAAGCGCATCGGCCCTGGCCTGATCGGCCTTGCGCTGCACTTCTTCGATCTGCCGCCGGACATTGGCGATGTCCGCATCGATCTCCGATACCGGCCGCTCGAAAAGATAGCGGGCGCCCCACGGGCCAGTGACGCGGGCGCGTTCGGCATTGAGGTCGTCGAGCCGCTGTTGCAGCGTCGGGTCGGTCGCGCGGTCGATGGCGCGGCCGATTGCATCCACTGCATTCGACGCATTTCGCGCGACGAAATCCCAGGCGCGGCCGAGTGCCGTCGTCGCGTCCGCGGCGTCGATCAGCGAGGGGCGGAGATTTTCGAGAAGCAGCCGCTGCGCCGCCGTGATCTCGTTCTGGGCGGCCAGCGTTTTGATCAGCTGACGCGTGCGATCGTCGAAGCCGCCGACCTTGGCGTTGAGAAGATCGACGCCCTTGGCCGGATCGGCGAAGGCATCGGCAAGCTCTTTTGTCGCGGCGTCGATGTCTTCGCCCGTCGTCGCCGCGTAATTCTTTGCGACCGTGATCAGATCGCCGAACTGTTCGACGCCGATCCGCCCCGTGCGGAGGAACGCCACCTCGATCTCGCGCGCGGCAGCGACCGAGACGTGCCCGGCCGACGAGGCCGCATCGGCGATGCGATTGAGCTGATCGACGGTGGCGCCGGCGGCGCGCCCGACGCCGGCGGTCGCGACGTCCAGCTGCTTTTGCGCCGTGATGTAGCTGTTGTAGGCGTAGAACGCCGTCCCGCCCACCGCGGCAAGCCCGGCGACGAGCAACATGGTCGGCGAGACCAATCCGAGGACGGTGCGGTCGAGCTCCTTAAGCACGCCGCCGACGCCTAGCCCCGAGCCGGCGAAGATTTGGGCGGTTTGCGAGCCTTGCTGCATGAGAACGGTCAGCGGGCGCTGGCCGCTCGCGAGTCCCACGACAACATCGTTCAGCTGGTAGCCGAGGTTGACGATCTGATAGCTCGCAAGCCGCGAGCCTTCGCCGAGCCCCTTGAGCGCCTTTGCGGTCGCGTCGAAGCGAGTTCGAGCGAGCTGATGAGCGGCGGCCTGTTCCTGCGCGGAAATCGTGCCCGCCTTGAATAGCGCATTGGCCTCGGCAAGCTCCGCGTTGAGCTTGGCCTGCGCTGCGCCGAGCGGGTCGATCTGCGCGCGCAGCGCCTTGGTCCGGCGTTCGAGATCTTCGGCGGCCTTGGCCGCGTCCTCGAATACCTTGGCCGAGTCACGGGCGGTGCCCGGCCGCGCCGTATCGACGCCCATGAAGGCATTGAACTTGCGCTGCGCTTCGTCGGCGCTGGCCGCCTGCCTCGCCGCCTGGGCGAGACGTTGCACCCGCTGCGTCTGGCGATCGGTCGCGGCGCCGGCCGCGTCAGTCGCTTGCGCCGTCTTGGCGAACGCGTCCTGGCCGGCTTTGCCGATCTCGTCGAAGGCGCGCTTGACGTCATCCTTGCCGGTGACGCCGATGCGGATCGAGACGTTGCGGTCGCTCAAGGCTCAGGGTCCCTGCGATAGGCGCGGACGATAAGCGGCTCGATCTCGGGAAGCGCATCCACGAGGATGGAAGAGAGCGCGCCCATGGCATCGGCGAGGAGAAGGACGGCACCGAAATCGAGGCCGTAAACGCCGCCCATGACGGCACGCACCTGACCGGCGGAACGTTGGATGACGGCCCAGGCCGACCGGCCGTCGTCCGTCAGCGGGGCGTGTTCTCGGTACGGGCACTCCGGGCAGCTTTGCGGGCACGCCGCGCAGTAGGCTTCGCCCCCGCCGAAGTGCCATTCAGCGAGAGCGAGGATGCGTTTTTTTCGTGCGTCCCGATCAGTGCCGGCGCCACATAAACCCGGTCGATGGCGTCGAAGGCCTGCCAGACTTCGAGAAGCGCATCGATCGTGTCGGGCGTCGGCTCGACCGGAGTCCCCTCGGCATCGCCGACGCCGGTCCATTCGAGGAAGCCCCAGCGGGCGATGCTGCGCGTGAACGCCGCGCTGCCGACGAAAACGGCATCCTCGCCGGAATCCTTCATCGCCTCCGCTGCGGCCTGCCTCGCGGCGATGATCGCGGCGACGGTGATCGGCCGCACCTTCACGCGGACGCCCGGAAGCAACTCGATCCAGTAGGGCTCTTGGCGATTTGATTGAAGCTTCAGCATGTTAGATTAACCTCCAGGGTAGGATTCGAACTGCGCGATGCGCGCAGTTTTGCTTGACGGACTGCGCGATTCGCGTAGAATGGCGATGGAATTCGAGTGGGACGAAGCCAAGAGCGCGCGGACGCGGCAGGAGCGCGGGTTCGATTTCACGACCGCAGCCCGCATCTTCGAGGGGCCGGTCGTGGAGTGGCAGGACCGCCGCCGCGACTGGGGAGAAGACAGGATCGTCGCGGTCGGTGTCGTGGATGGCCGGTTCCTGACGGTGATCTACACGCAGCGCAGCGAAAGGCGCCGGATTATTTCCGCGCGGGTGTCCCGCAAGACGGAGAAGGAACGATGGCTGTCGTCCGAAAAACCCTAGAAGAGATCAAGGCGTCGAAACCGGACGTGGATTGGGCCAAGGTCGATGCCACGACCGAGGAAGACATCCGCCATCACATGATCGAAGACGGCGAAAATCCTGACGCCGAGTATCTGCTCGAAACCAGTTTCTCGCCGCAGGTGATCCGCAAGCGCATCGGCATGACGCAGGAACAATTTGCGCAGGCGCTCGGCATTCCGGTCGCGACGCTGCGCAACTGGGAGCAGGGCCGCAACGGGATCGATCCGGCCGCACGCTCGCTCTTGATCCTCGTTGCGCGCGATCCCGAAGGCACGCTTGCCGCGCTCGCCGCGGCCCGCGCGGCGTGATCAGTAGGCCGTCACGTCGTTGACGAGCAGCGCGGTGCAGGTCTTGGCGAGCGACGGGTGCTCGGAGGCCTGCCAATCGAAAGTCGCCTGCACGCCAGCCGGACCGGTGATCGGCAGCTTCGGCTTCGGCAGGTTCACATTGTGCACGACGAACCGCAGGAGCTTTCCGCTCGCGATCGACCATTCGAAGATCAGCTCGATGGCGGTGCCGGCGACGGCAAGGTCTAGCAGGCTCGTATCGGCAAAGCGGACGACGACTTGCCCCGTCACCGCAAGCATCGCGGGATCGGCGCCGGCGATGCGCCCGTCGGGACGGATCACCTCCACCTTGTCGAGATTATTCGCGTAGGTGAACGTGCCGGACACGACATTGC